GCTGTTTGTGCGACTCGGATGCCCCGACATGGTGCGGTATCGGCAAAGATGGCAGGCTCATACATTATTCACAATCCGATATGTCCGTGATTGAATACCCAGAATGACTATGTTCGGTCGTCGTAACAACCCTTGCCCGTGCAAGACACCCCTACCACAACAACCGTTCTGCGGTGATCGAGGCGTAGAAGATGACGACTAAAACCATTGTTGAAATAACTTGGGCTGACACACATTCCGGTGGCATCGGTTGGACACCAATCAGCGACATAGACCAAGCCGAATACATCATCACCTCTTGCGGATACCTTCTATCGATAGGTGATGGCGGTAAAGAAAACCATGTCACCCTGTACCAGTCACGCACAGAAGACGACGACCTGGATCACATCCTTCACATACCTGTAGCGATGATCCGAAACATTAAAGCTATTGATATTCCCTATATCGCAAAGACTTGACATTACTCTGCAACACCCCTAGAGTAAACCTAACTGCAACGACAAGGAGAAATCATGCAGAAAAGATACACAATCCCGAAACCGCCACACGGCAGCCAAGAATGGTTGAACGCACGATGGCAAAACCATGAAGGACAAACACGGATCACAGCATCCGTAGCAGCCGTAGTACACAACGAACACCGGTTCACCACACCAGCAGACCTCGCAGTAGAACTCTTGGCCAAGACACCCCCCGTGCCAAAAGAACAAAACGATGCGATGCGTCGAGGAACAATCCTTGAAGGACCACTCATGTCGTGGGCATCAGAGATACTGAACGCAACCATCACGGAACCACAAGATTTGTACTGCTACGAAGAAGAAGGTGTACGTCTGATGGCAACATTGGATGGCAAAGATTTGTCAGGAAAAATCTATGAACTGAAAACCTATAACAAAAGGTGGAACGGTCAACTCCCCCCATATTGGAAATGGCAAGGAGTACAACAAGCGATCTGCGCTGATGCAAACGAAATCATATGGATCGTTTTTGACTCCGATCTTCAACTGCAATTCCATACACAAACCGTCACATCCGACGAACGCCAACAACACATAGACGCAGTACGCAAATTCTTGGGGTTCATCGACATGGGGATGATGCCGGAAGGTGCTGACCCCACCTACGACAATGCTTCGGCTTTGTACCCCGAAGGATATGAGAACACTGTTGTCTTGGGCCATGAGGTATACAACACTTTAGAGCGTTTGTCTATTGCTAAAGAGCAAATCAAATCTGCTGAAGCAGTACGCGACCAGCTGCAAGGCGAGTTGGGGATGATGCTCGGTGACGCAGAGTACGGATCAATTGACGGGGTGCAGGTCGTATCGTGGAAGAACTCGTCACGTACATCATTTGATGCTAAACAGTTTGAGAAAGAACATCCAGCATTACACGCAAAGTTTAAGAAAACATCAACCTTCCGCACTATGCGGATCACAGCAAAGGAAAGCAAATGAAACTGGAAGAAATCATTGGCAAGTATGGTGTCCCCGATCCAAAGATTGTAGGGAAACTACCCAAAGCAGGAATGCAACTTGACTTCGTAGGTCACGCAGATGTCACCAAAATGTTGATCGAGATTGACCCTGAGTGGACTTGGGAACCAACCGCGTTTGACACCAACGGTCTACCTGCGTACCGTGTTGAGAACGGCATGGCACACATGGCAGGCTGGCTCACCGTGCAAGGTGTGCGCCGACTCGGTATCGGCTCAGTCATGCACAACAAACCTGACCTGCTCAAAGAACTCATCTCAGACTTTATTCGTAACTCGGCTATGCGATTCGGTATCTGCCTAGCGTTGTGGACTAAGCAAGAATGGGAAGATGTATCCCACGGCACAACCAAACCGATGCCTAAAGCTGCACCAACACCCCAGGCACAACCTGTAGTACTTGCCAGCAACCCACCAGTATCAGCAGACAACATTGAACGGTTCAAAGGTGCATGTGCTGAAGCAGCATTAGATTGGCGCGAAATTGCCAACAGTGCTGGTGTCAACCTAGACAACCTGCATGAATCCGATATGGATTTGTTACGTGCCGCATATGCCACAGCCAAAAAAGCGTTGTACGCACCGAAACCTACTGTCGAACCTGAAGTGATGGATGACTTCAACCCTGCATACAACACCGAGGAAGCATTGGCCACAGTGGTTGACCTGTTTGTGGGTGCAGAAGTTATCGAGCCATCACGGAGCAACCATCCTGCCAATGGCACACCACAAATCAAAGAACCAAACGCATCAGCCACACCGCCACAGTTGGGCAAACTTCGTGCGTTATGCAGTGGTGCAGGCATCAACAGTAAAGAAGACCAGCTTTCAATGGCATCAGACCACACGAAACGAACCATCACATCGTTCAATGATCTAACCAAAAAAGAAGCATCAGAACTCATCAGCATCCTCGCCCCGTGAGCAAAAACAAATCCAAAGGCACAGCCTTCGAGACACTCATCGTTGACTATCTGAAACAGTTTTATCCGAACTGTGAACGACGCGCCCTACAAGGTGCGCTCGACAAAGGTGACATCACAGGGGTAGACAACCGCCTCGTCTTTGAATGCAAATCCCACAACACCCTCAACTTCTCTGGCTGGCTAAAAGAAGCCGAAACAGAACGGATAAACGCCAACGCAGAAGTTGGGGTTGTGGTTGCCAAACGTCGAGGCTATGGTAAAGCCGAAGATCAGTACGTGGTACTCACCGTAAAAGATTTGATCAAGCTGTTAAACATTACTGAATACTGATGTAACAACAACATAAAGGGTACGCTCCCTCATAACCGGCGCGTGTAGTTGTCCCCTAGCCATTGTCTGATCGCGGTGGACTAGGGGTAAAACCCTTTACCTGTAAGGAACCCGACCTTTTTGCTATGATTGGAGACACTAATGCGAAACCTTGTACGGCTATTTGCCGTTTCTATGGTAGGGATTATCACCTTCGGCAGCATCGCTTCAGCAGCCAAAGCCCCTTTGCCAACCCTTGAACCTCTTAGCGTGGCTGTCCGTGCGTCTGAGAAGGCATCTGAACCTGACATCGTGTTCCGTCACGGCGACATCTCATGGCTACCAGAACTAGCCACCGAAGCAGGCTGGCCACCTCACACATGGAAGAAATTGGGTCACATAATCCTACGCGAATCCGGCGGCTGCCCGACCCGTATCGGCGGCTCTGTAGTGGACAAAGATTGCAACCTGATTCGCATGGCAACCATGTCGCATCCATCAGATACAGGACTCCTACAGATCAATGGAATCAACTGGGATTTTGAGCGAACCAAACTTGCAATTGTCTGTGTCCGTATGAAAGTATGCACCCAGGAGGAACTGATGAACCCGATAACAAACTTACGTGCTGGCAAACTACTGTTTGATGTGGCAGGCTGGAGTCCGTGGAATACGACGAAATGAGCCTCCTGGACAACTTCATCCTTGAATTAAAAGACAACGACTTCGGTTGGCAAAAGGATGCAAACTGTAAAGGTGCTGACACCGAAATGTTTTTTATGGAAATAGACGAAGCAGCTATCAACCATATAAAGATTCGTGAAGCAAGAAAAGTTTGTTTTGAATGCACAGTAAAAAAGGATTGCCTTGACTTTGCTGTAGTGAACAATATAAATTATGGGATATGGGGTGGATCAACCCCACTGCAACGTAAGGAGATACGACATGAGCAACGAAACAGAGTTTGAACTTGAATACTGGCAGGATCGAGTTGACGCACTCGCTGTCACCAACCAAGCGTTACAAGAAGAACGCGACCGCTACATGGATGCAGCTGAATCGTTAGCACAAGAACTTGACGCACTTAAAGCGACAGTGAAACAAGCCGAGTCTGTTATCTCCAGACTACGAACCCATATCGCACAAGGTATCGAACTTTAATAAACGCCGAGGGGCAACATGACACCAAACGAAATAGATATTTTTGTCAACCGTCTGCTAGCCATGTACCCAAATACATTTGCGCAACGCAGAACATTAGAAGCAGCATGGCGCAGGGATCATATTCTTTTAGAAGCAACTACAGAAAAAGCTGCCGAAGTATTGGAACGGTGCGTCGCACACGGCGCATTCCCAACCCAATTTGAAGTACGAACAATGTTTAACCCTGACCACAACAAACCAAAACAACTTGTCGGTTGCTGGCTATGCGACAACACAGGATGGTGGTCCCCGACTGAAGCCAGAGGTGTCAAACCTTGCCCATGCAGAAAAGACATTGAACAATGAAAGACCCACAATATGATCGCAAATATTTGGCAACAGAAATTATCAAATCCTTTGGTCCAGATACGACAAACACCAATGTTGCAGAAATCTTAGGCATCGGTCGATCAACCGTATACAAATGGATTGAAAGACAAATACGATTTAATGCTTACGAAGCAGATCGTTACGCAATTAAATTAGGTTTACATCCCTGCGAAATTTGGGATGATTGGTTCACTATGACATTGGAGGAAACAGGATGAAAGTTTTAAGTTTGTTTAGCGGTGTTGGTGGGTTTGACATGGGGTTAGAGAACGCTGGTATGCAGACAGTGTTCCAATGTGAATGGGACAAACATGCCAACAGCATTCTGTATAAGCATTGGCCTGATGTCCCGAAATGGGATGATGTATCTACACTGACAGGCAAGCATATTCTTGCTCATGCACCCGTTGTCGATGTTGTTGCATGGGGTTCACCATGCCAAGACCTGTCCGTTGCAGGCAAACGAGCAGGGTTAGAAGGTGGCAGGTCAAGTTTATTTCACGAAGGAATCCGAATCATCAAAGAACTACAGGAGGAAACGAATGGACAATATCCAAGAATCTCTATTTGGGAGAACGTTGTTGGCGCACTCAACTCCAACAGAGGGGCTGACTTCGGGATCATCCTCAATGAAATGGCTGAAGCAGGGGCGTTGGCAATCGAATGGAGTGTGCTGGACGCACAATACTTCGGAATACCCCAACGACGAAGGCGCGTGTTCGTCATCGCTATCTTTGATCCTGTCCTCGCCAACCGATGTCCAAACCCGCTACTACCTGTCTCCGAAAGCTTGCCAGGGCATCTTGCGAAGGGCAAACCG